ATCCCCAAAGCTGCCACACAGAGTATTTGGGATATGACATTGGATATGTTTATTGAGCCTATACAAGTGGCACATCAAGTAACATTAGAAACTACTAGATTTGCTCCCGAACGTATAGGTAATGGTTCGGGCGCAGTTGAAGGTGATACAGTATTAACTATATTACCTACTGGTCCAATAACAGGACCATATGGCACTGCTGATAACACATATGCTACTGCTGACCAAGATCCAGTAGCGCCGGGCTTTACTGGAACACAACCATACGGTCCTGATACTATGGACTATCGTGCTGACTGTGATCCACGATTCCAATTCATTGCACGTAGTAGCCCACGTAGCTTTGGATATACAACTGGTTACTTAGATGGTACAGGAGAAGCACCAAACGGATTCCCAACTGGTGCAGGCATTAGTTTCCCGCAGAATCCACTAGTAGGTGCATATTTCTTACGTACAGATTATCTACCACAAATACTATATCGTTGGGATGGTAGAATGTGGGTTCGTATATCTAAGAACGTAAGAACACAAACAGGCTTTACTGAACAAGATTTGTCACAACAGTCGAGCTTCATAAATAACAGTAATGTTACTACTACAACTAGTGGTACACAGATACCACAGAAACAGGCGCTATCAACTATTTTGACAATAGCACCAGATCCAATACCACCGGTAATATAATATATGGCAGCTTTCTTTTATGATAATCAGGTCCGCAGATTTTTAATTCAGTTTGGAAAAATCTTTAGTAATTGGTATGTTACTAAAGGTAAAGACCCAGCTGGTAACGAAATACTTGTTCGTGTACCAATCATGTATGGTGACAGTAGTCGTCAGGCAAGTACTATCATTGCTAACAACAGTGCAAGTAATTTACCTAGCGCACCACTAATTACATATTATATCACCGGTCTAGAATATGACCAACGTAGAACACAAGACCCTACATTTATTGACAAGATACAAGTACGTCAACGTAGTTATAACAGTGAGACACAAAGTTATGAAACTGTACAGGGGCAAGCATTTACTGTTGAACGACTAATGCCAGTACCCTATACACTAAGAATGACAGTAGATTTATGGACAACTAACTATAATCAAAAACTACAACTTATTGAACAATTAGGTACACTATTCAATCCATCATTAGAAATTCAGTCTACTGATAATTTTATTGATTGGACTTCACTATCAGTCGTATATCAAGATGGACTAACATTTAGTAGTCGTAGCATACCACAAGGTACAGGCAATCCTATTGATGTAATGAGTTGGAAATTCTATATGCCTATATGGATAAGCAATGCGGCTAAACTTAAAAAGATGGGTGTTATTGAGAAAATTATTGCTAGTATATTTTCAGGTACGGCACTTGATGATATACAAAATGATGATTTGTTATTAGGTACTAGACAAAAGATTACACCATACGGATATAAATTATTGTTAATAGGTAATAGCTTACAGTTGTTACCGGCTAATCAGGATTTCTATCCTAACAATGAAGATTTAGATTTGCCTCCTAGTCCTAATACAAGTTTATATTGGAGTAGTCTATTAAATGTGTATGGAACTATACGTCCAGGTATTAGCCAAATATGGTTACAAAACCCATTTATGAACACTGAGATTGTTGGTACAATAGTACTTGATCCAAATGATGATAGATTGTTGATATATGATATTGACCCAGATACCCTGCCTCAAAATACATTGGATCCTGTAGACAGCGTGATTAACCCATTAGTCACAGGACCAAATGCAGGGTTACCTCCCGCAGAAAATGGAATGAGATATCTTATTGTGGAAGATATCGGTAATGAAGGTGATACAACTATTGCATGGGGTAATGTTGTAGCATATGCTAATGACATTATTGAATATGATAGTACTATGGGAGAATGGTTTGTGTCATTTGATAGTGCTACTGCGACTACAGTAGAGTATGTTACTAATTTAACAACCAGCGTACAATATCGCTATGTTAATACTGAGGGTGCATGGATGAAATCCTGGGAAGGCTGGTACGGCCAGGGTGATTATAGTATTGTAATCTAATTTAGTTTATGCTATAATAGTTTAGCACATGAATAATATCTCGGCCGGCGTTTTCTTTTACGCAAAAAACACACAACGTTTCTTATACCTACTTAGAACGGATACTAAAAATCCGGGCAACTGGGGAATACCTGGAGGTAAGATTGAGAACGGGGAAACATTACTTGTAGGCATTGAAAGAGAATGTACTGAAGAAATTGGGTACTTCCCTACAAATGCAAAACTAATACCAATTCAGAAGTTTGTTAATAATACATTTACATATCACACATTCTTTTGTGCAATAGATGAAGAATTTATTCCAACATTAAATTATGAGCATTGTGGTTATGCATGGGTGGGTGACAATCAATATCCCAAACCATTACATCCTGGATTATTTAGTACAGTGAACTTCGATGTAGTTCAGAAGAAATTAAAAGCACTTACAAAAAAAGAGACCTAAGTCTCTTTTTTTATTTTAGCAATTTTGCTATTGTGTCAAATCCCAGTGATCCTATCACTATGCCTGCTCCCATTATCATCCATCTCCACTTTTCTAGTGCAGAAACTTTTGACCCTAGTTCTTTATGAGCCAGAACATCTTCGTTACGCATATTAGTTAGAAGTGTTCTAGTTTCTTCTGCGTTACGATCAAGACATTCATGCATCTCTTTAAGACTATTTTTGATTTCGCTGACATCTTGTTCAATGTTTTTAACTTGAACTTGAAGTACAGCGATCTCAGTTTCGGTCTTTGGCATTTTAATAGTTCTACTAGTTGCCATCATTAAGCACTAGCAATTACTACGATCGGATTAGGTTGACCGTTAGCCGCATTAGCAACTGCCGCAGTATTGAATGTAGCAATAACGTCAGGATTAACACTATATGCAACAGCAGTACCTGTACCACTTGCAGTACCTGTAGCAGTGAATGTAATACCTGTCATATTAGCCATTGCGCCAACTGACGTCCAGTTTGTTGTACCTGCACTGTAAATTGTATATACAGTACCTGCTACTAATGAACCAGAAGCAACTTGTGTAGGGAACACTTCAGAGTTATAGTCATTAATACTTGATACATATGCTGTAGCAGAACCAGCGTCAGTAGACAAGATGTTCATTGTGTTTGGTGTCAATGCTGTGTTAGCAACGTTAGCTGTATAGCATTGTGCTGTCAAACCAGTTGTACCACCTGTTACTAGATATTTCGTTTTACCTTTTTGACGAACGATAAAGCCAGCTTCATCATTAGCATACACATATGCGGCATTGCTTGCTACAACATTTGCATTAGCAGTTAACACAACACGATTCATAATAGCATTTGGTGTACCTGTAGCGGCAGTCATCTGCACTTCAGGGCCACTTTGACTAGTAGATACTGTAAATGCGGCAGCATTAGCAATAGACTTAACAAAATATGTTGTACCTGTTACTAGAGCACCCAAATTAGCACTAAATGTAATTGGCATGTCCTCTATAAGAGTTTGGGCATTACCTGAAGTTCCAATTATATTTCCTGATACTACTGTGTTTGCAACAGCTACAGTAACATTTCCGTGTGTTGCGCTTGCAAAACCTAAATTAACATAATCAGTACTACCATTAATATTAGCAACAGCAACTTGAACTGCCGCACCAGTAGCCAAATTAGCTAAATCAGTACCTACACCTACTACAACATTACTAGTATTAACCGCTAGTGGGGTGTATAATGTACCAGTACCATTGATACCAATAGCAACTTGTGCTAGTACTTGTTTACCAACAATTGCTGTATTACCACCAACTACACCGTATGTGTTAGCATTAGTTGCAGGGAAACCTGCACCACCTACTGGGTTGTTAAAATAAGCATCAACAACACCAACTGATACTCTAACTGATTGACCAGTAGTGTCGGTCATTGATGCCATAGTTTGTGGTTGAACACTTAGTTGTGTTGCAGATACATCAAATGTAGTATTTGATAATATTGAATTTACATAGTATGTAACACCGGCTGTTAGACCACCAACTGTAGTAGCTACTTGGAATGGCATACCTGCGGCTACACCAGTTATAGGAGAAGTTGTTAAGTTTCCACCTGATACTGTAACGATACTGCCTGTTTGTGCTGTATCAGTGATTGTTAAGACTGCTTGAGCCTTTGCGATTTTTAGAGGACGTCCCATTTGATTTTCCTTTATAAAATTAGCGGGTTCTAGCCGCTACGCAGTGGGTAACTGCATAAACTTGCAGAATGCAAGTGTATTATATATTTATCTAAAATATGTATTATTGAGTGCCTGTATTAGCATGTGGCATACCGAGTTCAGTAATACTGAATTCAGATCCTGCACCGCCACCGGTAGTAATAAATGCTACTACATTGCCTTGACCACAATAAACACTATTGTAACTATCATTAGCAGAATAAATCTCTGATTGTTGAGTAGCAATCGCATAGGGAACTCCTGCATTATTGAAAGTGTATGCAACATTTGATAGTGCTACCCCTGCGTTAGCAGTAAGCGTTAAACTCGTAGCGTTTGCAATACTTGATATGATTCCCACTGTTGTTCCGGTCGTGTTACCTATCCAACCACCAACCGACAGTTGAGTATTGAATGCTGTCCCGACACCAGTGACTGTCGCACTGTTAGTTGCTGCCGTAGCTGTACCAGTACCAGCTACTCTAGGATAACCTGTTACAGCGTGAATAGCCACACCTGTAGTTGATATTCTAATTTTGTCCGTAGCAATATTAGCTGATTGTTGTGATACTGCGTTACCTGTATATACATATGATGCCATTTTATTTTTCCTATTATTTTAAAGTCTGCCGACTGCTACTTCAATGATACCTTCTATGCCATCAAAGTTTTCTAATGATTTACCAATTACTGTACCTATTAATGGGGTTAGTACAGTACGAGCGAACCCATCACCTGCACTTATTAACATATCACCCTTTTTAATGTTACCACGAACCTTGCAAGGAACACGACCTTGTAATGCTAATACTACAGTATGCTCACCCTCACATGCAGTATTCAACACATAGGCTGGGTTAGTTGAAACAATACCTGCAACACGTGCAGTAGCATCTTCTGCTAGTGTAACTTCTTTATCACCGCCAAATGCTAATACAGTACCTGGTTCATACTGTGCATCTGATATGTAATATTCTGCTAAGTCAGCGTATGTAGCACGTAATTGTGATCCGGTACTTAATGACCAATTACCAGTGATAGTACCAACATTTGTGTTTGCACCAGTAGTCAATGTCATATTATTACCACTGATTGTTTGTGCATTTGCAAATGTAAGATTAGTAAATGATGTGCTAACACTTGTAACATTGGGTTGAGCATTAGTCGTTAATGTACCAGTTAAGGTAGCTGCACCAACTGTACCGCTATTAGCATATACATTTCCACTTAAAATATTGCCCGTAACAGTTAGTGAGGTTAACGTGCCTACTGATGTAATGTTAGGTTGTGCATTGGTTATTACAGTGCCTGCTGTTGCTACATTTAAATTAGCAACTTGTGTTGTGCTTGTTACTACTAAAGGTGCTGTACCTGTAGCAATATTAGATATTAATCTTGTTCCAGTAATTGTATTACTTACTGCGAGTGTACCTGGAATAGTTGTTGCGCCTGTAATGTAATCAAAAGTAAATCCGGAGTTACCACCAAAGTTACCAGTACCATCATTAAACTGTATCTGTGTGTTTGCACCACCTGGTACACCAGTTCCACCGCCACCACCTGTTTGAGTAGTCCAACTTAAATTACCTAAACCGTCTGTTTGTAGTACATATCCATTTGTACCGCCGGTAATACGTAAACCACTCACATTACCTAATTGAAGCTTTCCTCCAGATAACTGAGTGGTGTTAGAACCTACGTAATTTTCCCAAGTACCAGAACTTGCTACATATGTTAAAAGTTGACCGTTTTGAGAATTTGATATGTTTAAGTTTCCTTCACTGCCGGTGATTTGACTAAAAGTTATATCAGAATATGAGGTCAATACTTCAATGTTTTCATTATACGTATTAGCATTACCTGTACCACCTATAAAAAGACGTTTAGCATCATTTGCCCAGCCCAATTGTGCTTCATCTAGTTGTGGCAGGTCTACTAGGTTACCCGAACGCTGTTGTATTTTAGAGATTTGTATTATGGCCATAAGTGTAATTCTTTACAGATTTACACTTATTTATCACTAAATCGTAGAGAACGTTATAGGAATTGCATATAGTATTGTTCTACTCGTTTAAACCATATATCAGTGTACTTGTCAAATTCAGTACCCTCTAGGATGAATTCCTGATAGAGATTATCAGCAGAACACATAAAAATAACACCTTTGCGTATTTTTGTTCCGTGAACTTCATTATGAGCATTAGCATAGGCTGCTAACTGAACAAAATAATCGTCAATCCACTCACGCTTTTTAGGCTTGTTTGTTTGTTTGTGATCCATGATTGCTTCATCACCATCATGTATTCCTGCTAGGTCTGTCGTCCCTGCATAAATTTTCGGATAATAGAGAGGAACTTCTGTACCCCAATATTCATTGCATTTAACAAGACCTTGATTAATGATTGATTGGGCCATTTTATGGCTTTGCAAGCTATACGGATTGCTTCCGGGCTCATTGAGTACTCCTGTCTTAATGTAATCTTCAAGCCATTT